TCAAGCCCCCATAAACAGGCCGAATCCGGACCGAGGCGACAACGGCAACCCGTAGCCGATCAGGCAGCATTGGTCCAGTGCGAACAGCACCACCGACCCCATCTTCACGCCCTTTGCAATACGGGCCTCTTTTGCCCACGGTGACGTGTAGTTTCCGATGCCCACCAGGTGTGCGCTATTTGCCGGCGCAAAGCCCAATTGCATCGGCAGATCGATTGAAGTGACAGCCTTGTCCAGATCGCAGTTGCCCGTGTACGTGAAGTTCTCAGTCTTGAAGCAATTGAGGTTCGCTGGAGACCACTGCGCCGGCAAGTTGATCGCTTTGGTGAGCGGAGCATCGTTTGTGTCCGGCGGATAGAGCACTTCGAACTGCGCATTCGCGTATGTCTGGCGCACGAAGGCCATGATCGCAGCGGTGAACTGACCGATCAACCCGGGCAGGAAAGCAGACTCCTGCGGGTATGGCGTGGGGGCGTTGCTCGGGTCCGTAAACACGTGCATGGACCGGCCGTAGTGCGATTGAAACGTGGCCGCCGTATAGGCGTCATAGAAAGGCATGCCACCGTTGGCGAGCGGCGTCCAATTGCCATTGGCCGGATCCGTTGGCGGGCAGAAGTACCACCACTGCACCTCGCCGAACTGCAGATACGCTTGCACGCCGGCCGCGGCCATTACGTTGGCCATATCGAGATAAACTTGCTGCCAATACGCCAAACTCGTCGGCGAGAAATTCGTCTGCAAAGCCGGCGTGTTCACCCGGCATGGGCTGCCGTCCGGGTAACACTGGGCGATGCCGGCGGCCGCCGACGGATCTCCATTTCCCAGTTCCGTGCTGAACGAAGCCGTCACCTCGATGCCGTAGCTATTGAGCGCCGCGTAGAAGCTCCGGCTCCAGTCGCGCGCCGCCCGATTGATTCGCGGCGTGGCGGTCAAATCGGTGAGCCAGTTGCCATTTACGCCGCCCGCCAGCGCTCCGCTGGTCTGCACCTGCAGAGTCGTACTGCCGCCAACAGCGACGGAGAGCGGGAGTCCATTGCCGGCGCTGCCCATGGTGCGTGCGGTGATCGTGAGCACCCCATCGTTAGCCTGTGCCCACACGCCGGTGGCCCCTTCGTTGATAAGTAGCGCGAACGCCTGCGCCAGGCTTGCGGGTGTGTCGCCGATCAGGTTCAGGTGGGTGAAGACAGTCGGTCCCAGCGATACTTGGGTCGTCTTTCCAAACTCCGACGTGCCCGACAACGTGATCGTCCCAGTGGCGTACTGTTGCCCCGCGCAAGTCAGCTCGTAGAACCACAGCGCGCCCGCATAGTGATTGGCCCTCCCCGTGAATCCCAGTGCCTGGATCAGCCACGCGGTCCGCTCCGGCGCCAGAGCCTGCGAGTGCAGCGTGTCCCAGTCGGTCGCCAGCGTCGTTTGCGGGTCCGGTACGAAAGTGGGAAGATCGCCGGTCGGAATCGCAATTTCCAGAAAATCGAAATAGAACGTAGATCCCGCGTCTCCTGTATGTGTGATCGTGACGGTGTGCTGAGTCCCCCCGGACATATCTCCCAAGTCCCATCGCACCAGGACATCTTCACCCGGACGCGCCACGCTCAACACCTGTGGCGGATTCCGATCCACTTGAACCGAAAGCTGCGCGGCGGTGGGGAATCTTCGCGTCCCCAGGTTCAGGATATGGTTTTGTGGCGATTGGTAGGAATAACTTACGCTCGCGCCCGGCGTGGTTGCATAGCTGATCGATCCGCCTGAGTAGTTACCGAGAGCTGTTGTCCAATGACCTGTGTAGCCGATTGCCACGTCAACGTCTTCCACGCGCCAGCTTCCCAGGCCCGCTACCTGGTAGTTGCGGTTCGAGCCGTTAACCGTCCAGTTCGATACTGCCACTGCAAACTCGCTGCGCGCGAAATTGCCCGGCTGCAGGTCGGCGGCCCATGTCCAGCGCATCTTGCGTGCCGCATTCATGGGTACGGGAACCGTGGCGCCGGTTTCATCCAGCCCACTGATCGAACTGAAGCCCAGATTGATCTGCCACTGGCTCGGCGATACGCCGCCGCTGAGAAGCTGCCACCCGGGCTGCCAACTTTCGGTCGGCGTTCTGGGCGGCGCGCTATAGACGTTGCCATACACGCCAATCCGATTGCCGTTCGCCCCGGTGCCACTGTTGGCGAGCGTCAGCGTGATGGCCGCGCCGTTCGCGGACGCCTGCATGGCTTTTGAGAAAGTGTTAATGCTGTTGGCCAGCGCCGCTGCCGCCGATGCCAACGTGTCGACGCCGTAGAGTTGATACGTGTAGTGCTCTTCATCCCACGCCAGCTCGATATAGTCGCCGCCCGTCGCCGCACCTTGTAGCTCGAAAGTCGCTGACGCAGGTGTGTAACTTCCCGTCACCGGCGCCGCATGCCCCATCAACGGAATTCTGTAGAGCTGTTCGCCTGTTCCGGGATCGGCCCACACGCGCAGATAGGGCCAATCCACGGTTGGATAAAGCGCCGAATCGACCGCAATGCAGTTAGTGCGGGTCTCCTGGTAAGAAAGCTGCAAGCCGCTCAAATCGCCGTCCGGCAGGTTGCGGAATACCGGATGCTCGAAAACGTTGTCGCGATTCCATTCGACGACAACCCAGTCGGACTGCGTGCGCCAACAGCCTGAAACGGTGAAACCGTTCGGACTCGTGGCGCTCAGTGCCGCCACTGACGAGGGCTGATAGAAATAGCACTGCAAGTCTTGATTGGGAGTAAGCTTCTGAAGCGTGGTCATGCGTTTGGCCGTCTGGTCACAACCGCAGGATTACCGTCAGGTCCGAGCCAGGGCTGGTCTGTCCCACCGCGGTAATCGCCATGCTGAGTTGCGCTTGCGCCAGCAATGGCGTCCCGAAGCCATTCACACTGGGCGAGACCGTGGCGCCATCGGGAATTGAGAGAGTGCAGTAGGACGATCCATTCTGGCTCAGAGTGATTTGTATAGGGCCTCCAACGGGTGCCTGCTTCACGACCGCATACACGTCCTGCACCGCATGTGCCGCTTCCACGATCACGTTCGGCGCCGGGTTGCTGTCCACCGCCAGGAATCCCTGCACCTGGAAGGAGTACTGTCCGCCCGAAAGCGTCCGCAAGCCATAATTCACCGACTGTGTCAGGTTAATCGCGCCCGTCGGGCTGTTGCCTCTCGTATTCGTGACGAACAACTCCGCGCTGGCCACCTTCGTATTCGGCAGCGGCATCGGACAGCTCCAGTTGCCGCTAAGTGGGCTGCCGAAGAAGTCCAGGGGAAAGGGAACTACCGCGACTGTGCTCAATAATTGATACACCGCAACTTGTGCGGCATGTGGCGCCGCGGTTGTGCCATGCATGCCGCGGGTTACCTGATATTGGAGCCCGCCGTTTGCGACCGCCGCCACTTGCATCACTTCCGCCTCGACTTGCACGAACGACCCTGCCGCCGCGGTGCCGGCCTGCGTTAGGTTCAGTACCGTGTCGGTTGCCGCCATCTCCGCGCCTAGCGAGTATGGAGTGTTCCCTACCAGTTCGTCCCAGTAGTACATGGTTAGCGTGCCTGCCGTTACGCTGGTAGTGTTGGTGAGCGTCGGGAAGGAGACCCCGCTCAGTTCTACTGTGCCACTTTCGAGCGATGATGTGCCCAGCCCAAAGACCGGCTGGGGCGGGGCCGCCATATCCCCTAACCCCCCGCCGCCGATCGTCCACCGGGTCAGCGTCGATAGTAACGGCGGACCTTCCAGATTGTTCACGTTTGCGCCTCTGCCCTGTATGTGCAGCGTGACACCTGTCTCATTCGGAATCTCGAACTGCACCGGGCTGGTCTTGGAGGTGGCGGCGAAATGCCAGGCCGCCTCCGCCACCACGAAGAGGCCGGTTGCATCCGGTTGCACGACCCATGGTTGCGTCAGCGTTAGAGTCGTCGCGGTGTTCGACGCAATCGTGTACTCCTGGTCCGCGCCGGTCCCGCTCATGATCCGGACAATCATGCCGGCATAGTTCGTGCCGCCCATTTCAGCGGTGCTGTTGCCAACCGTGTTGGCAGTCGCGATGGTCGCGGCGAATGGGGGCTGCAGTTCCGTCCGCCAATAACAATTCGCGTGATCGAACGCCGGATCCGGCGGCACCCAAACCTGAGCCGGCAATCCCGTATCGGTAAAGCTGGTGCTGAGCGCCTGATTGGAAGCGACCCGGCCCATCTGCTGTGGATTCGGTCCTCGGTATACGTTGAAACTTACAGTGTTAGCGTCAACACTTAGTCCCGTCAGCGTCACGCTGTTCGTGTTCGACCCCGGCGGGATGCTGGCGAGTATCACGAACGATAGAGCACTCTCGTGTCCTGCTGAATCCAGCGCGCTGACTGCGTAGTACAGCGTCTGGTTGCCCGCCAGCGTCCCGCCGGCCCCGATCCTGGCCGCCAGGCTCACCAGCGGTATACCCGGTCCGCCGGTTGCCATCGTTGACGGCACCACAAAGCCCACCGTAAGTTCTTCGCTTACGCCGCCATCGCTGGAATTGCTGGAACTTTCGGTGATCTGGTATTCCGGATTGCCGCTGGAATCGATTATGTTGCCGAGGAGCGGACGCGGCACGTTTACGCCGGAACCGGGCTGGCGGCTCGCGCCGGTGCCTCCCGGTATCTGGCCGTTTGTATCCTCGTACCATTCGTCCTGTTGAATCTGCGCCGTGATCGTAGTGACCCTGTAATTTACGCCCGGCGCGATCTTGGTTATGCGGAAGGGCTGGCGTTCAAAACCTTCTTTGAGATAGGTGACGGTGATGATGTCGCCGGGCCGCAAGCCCAGCGCCTTTACACTGGTGTCGAATGTGATGTAAGTGTTCCCGCTGACTGCTTTATCCAGCGTGAACTGAGAGATGCGTGCGGCCTGATCGTAGTTCGGAATCCCCAACGCCATGAGCGTTGTAGTAATCACCTGGCCCGTAAGCTGGATGTCGTCCACGTCGACCGTGAGCAGGCTGTCCTGCTGATACCCGTTGAACGCGTCTTGAAACTCCACGGTCACCTGGTTCGGCGTGTCCGCGATACTCCGGGAAGACACCTGCACGCTCGGCTCTCCGTTGGCCTTGCGCAAAATGTTCGCGGCGCCCGCCGATCCGTCGCTGAACTCATATGCCGGCCAGCCGCCATTCAGCGGCTCCGTGCTGTTGCTCCACGCCGGCTGCGCCGGTTGCTGTAACGCAAGTGAGTTTTCCACTTGCAACTGTAGCATGCCGCCTACGCTGTACGTGAATAGCAGCCTGGCGGCATTCCGGATTCCCCGAATCGTGTCTGCTGCGTTGCGCCGGTTTTGCAAACACAAATTGCACTGAAAACGCGGGATCATGATGCTGTTCCCGTTCAGATCCTCGGTCTGGATCTGCTGATCGCAATACGCCGCCGCCGCCGCGAATGTCGTGAGATCGATATTCTCCGTCCCCCACCCGCTCCGTTGCAGAATATCCAGCAGAATCCATGCCGGATTGGCGGTGAACTCCGTATTCTGGTAACTGGCGCCGGTTCCATAAATCGGTAGTTGCAGCCCATCCGCCAGGACTTGCACGGCGGGCAGTGACTGGCCGTTGTTAATTTGATTCGGCACGACAACTGAAAGATAGGCCATGTTGCCGTACGGATCGCCGGCCGGGTTACCCGCTGCGTCTGTGAAATCGGGATTGAAGGCGCCGTTCCGTCCGCCTAGGCTGATCACGTTGTACCAGCCCGTCGATGTCATGTTCTTGCCGGATTGTCCGACGGGAATCGCGATCTGGTTTACCAGCACCATTTGCACGTCCTGGATTGGGCCCATCCCCAGCAGTACTTCCATGTGCGTCAGGTTCCCGTCATTGCGCGTAAATACGATGGGAGGGTAATACCAGGCGGTACCGTATAACAACGGGACAAAGTCGTTATAAATTGCGACATTGTCATCCACTGCCGCGTACTGCCACCCGCCGCCGTAACTGCGCACCTGAATCGATGAAGGCACAAATTCGAGTCCGCCGAACCGCATCGGGCCGGAAAACATCCCGCGGGCTTCGCAATCGAGGCGCGTGTACGCGCACGAGGTGTAGGGGACGCCGCCCACCATGGCGCCCACACCACCGGTCTGATCGGGCGAATATCCGCAAGGGTAGAACAATGAGTATTGCCCGTTGCTGCCCCCATTCGCCGCTTCCTGCCTCTGCTGTGCATTAGATGGAAACAGCCAGGGACACCGCCGTTGGATCCGGACCGGCGGCAACAGCACTCTCTGCATGTTCATCCAGTTCACGGCCGAGAGTTGGAACAGCGATTCGGTGCTCTGGTCGGGCGGGTTGACGATGCCCTGAAATAAGACTGCTGCGTCCGATGTCGCAGCACCTTCGAGCAGGTTGTAAAACAAAAACGTCACCGTCAATGTGGCGGCCTTCCACCCTACCGATCGTTCCAGCTCCGAGAAGTAAGAATCGGCGTTGGCCATCGATAGCGACACGCGCGGAATCGCATCCACTCCCTGGTCCGACGACGTCTGCACCGCGAATACGTTGTGCTTCATCACCCGCGGCGCGTAGGTGTTGCCGCCATAGGTCACTTGGTGCGTGCTCCAGTACTCCGCTTGCCCGTTCTGTAATACGCACTGGAACAGCAGTAGCGGGGTGTCCGTCACCGCCAGCTCTTTCAGATCATAGATACTCAACATTGACGATATCCAACTCGCAGGAATGGCGGCTTGGGCCTACTGTCGTAATCGTTAGCGTGTCATCCCGAAACCGCGCGTTCGGGTACACGCCGCCCGTCTCGGCCGTTTGTTTGTACAGCGACGCAGTGGTCTGCGCCTCCGCCTGAATCCCGAAGACGTCCACCGTGGTGCCCGGATCCAGTGCGATACCGAAGTTGATGGAATCTGCGGTGTCTTGGAGCTGCCCGGCGGAGGTCAGCCGTGTCCACTGGGGGGTGATCGCTCGCGCGTCCGTTGCCGAGCCGCGCACCAGCCACACCCGCGTGCTCTGGTCACTGCGCGCATATAGGCTGAGACAGTATTCCAAGGATGCCGGCGCGTTGATCGATTGCTGTAGCATCAATGTGGCGCCTGTCGGGTTGCTGACCTGATACGCTGCCGTGCCTCCCATCGGATCCGCCACGCCGCCTGTCAATTCCAGTAGTGGGCCCGCCTGCCAGACGGCCTGATTCTGCTGCTCGCTCCACGCCAGCAGATTATCGGCGGGATCCAAGAAAGTGAACGGCGTCAGCCGTCCCTCGACAGCCTGAAAAAGAGCTTCCACGGCGGCCAGTTCATGATCGCTCATTTCCTCGAAGGACAGGTGCCATTCCGTGATCGCCGCTGCGGGATCGGCCAGCTTGACCTGGTAGCCCTGGCAGCTCTGATTTACCACCGTCCTTGCGGAGCGTTGCCTTGTGATCGGAAACTGGCCGGTTGCGCCCGACGATAGTTGTGGAAAATAAATCATTTTAGGTCCTGTTTTGGCACACGGTGAGCGTAGTTTTACCCCGCATTTCACCTCTTAGTTGGAAACCGTATGTGTCTCCGGCCAGGCTGCAGTTCGGATAGACCGTTCCGTCCCACGGATCGGTGAAGGAGAAGCTGCCGAAGCGGCCCTGGTTGGATATGAAGAACTGGTCTAATGCAGCAAGCTCGGATTCGTCCAGCAGGTCGAGTTGGATCGTCCACCGATGCAGTACCGAAGGGTTATCTCGAAAGCGCTGCTCGGTACCGTCCAGAAAACGGATCGCGTCAGTGTTAAACTGCAGTGTCCTCTTCGCCGGATATTGCATCACGGCGCCGGTCTTGAGCGTCGGAAACATGGCGGTCAGAGGTTCGTCACCATGTCATTGATGGAGTTCATGTTCAACATCGCCTGCCGGACCGCCTGTGCGATATCGTCGCTGTGATCGAGAAACGACTGGCTGTCCATGGCTTGTACCTGGACGGTGATTTGCGAACCCCCGTTCGACCCGCCACTTGCAGCGGAGCGCGGCAAACCGTTCTCGCCCCAACTTACGTCTTGGCCGCTGGTGGTGGACTCCAGGTTCAGCGAGGGGGGCAGCGAAAAAGGCCCCAGGGGTGCGGGTTGAGACTGTCCCCCGCCAAACAAGCTGGAAAACAGCGACACCAGCGGCATGAGACTAAGCCCGCCCCCCAGAACGCTGCTCGCCGTGCTAAGCACGTCTGATACCCCCCCGCCGCTGCTGCTGGAACTCTTTGCTTGACTATTTTCCGCCAGCGCATCTGTATTAGCGGCTGTCGCCTGCGTCCCTGCATCGATTACTTGAGTGGCCTGCCCCAGCGCGTCGATTAGACCCTGGTCGGTTGTCGCCGATTGGCCGCCCGCCGGGCTGCCCGACGCTTGGTTGAAAGCGGTTAGCAGCGTCTGTTGTGACGTACTAGGCATTTCTCCCCCTTGGCGCGGCGCTGTTCTGGCGTCCAGTGCTGGGGCCGCCATTCGCCTCTGCAAGCTCGTGCTCCAAAATCAGAAAAGCTTCCACCTCGCGCGCCCCCAGACCTTCGATTCCTCTTTGCCCTAACTTGCGCCGCACCAGGTACTCCTCGAGCCATGCCATGCTTTGTGCCGTGAGAAACGATTTTGGACAGACCGTGGTCGCTGCATTGTTCCTCGCCCACACGACGCGCACGGGCGTCTCTAGCGCCCGCGGTATCCAGCCGCACCTGCGCTTCGTTTCCAGACCGGCTTTACGGCAAGTCGCGCACTCCCAGCCGGCCTGGTTGGAAAATTGAAAATGGAATGCGACGATCAGTTTTTTCTTTCGGCTTCCGATAGCCCACACTGTTGCTTGACGGCAGCCAAAGCCTCCCGGAACAAATCTTCAGGCCCGCTCGCCGCCAATGACTCCGGAGTCGCCGGCAGCCCGTCCAACTCCAGACCGGTGACTTCCTTCAAGCCCCAGAGAAGATAGATCCGATCAATTTCCGACGCCAGCAAGGCGGCTTCCATCTTCTCTTCTGGAGTGTCGCCCGCCTCCACGAACTCTTTCCGCGACGCCAGCTCCCGGATGCGGCGCATCAACTCCACCCGGCGTCCAAATGACATCTTGGCGACCGCATAACTTACCCCAGGCGCTACGGTAGAATCTGTGGTTTCAAAACTCGTATATTCCATCTAGCCACCAAACCAAGCTCTTACTTATCCTTGTGGGGCGGGCAATCTTGCCTGCAGCCGCCTTTTAGGCGGCTCCCTTGAGATAGCAGTGCTATCCAAACGCCACCACGATCTCGTTGTCTGCTGTCCCCTGCGCTTTCGATCCCTGGAATTTCCATTGCAGCCTGTTATCGCTGTCGTCGAACTCGGGCACTACCGGCACCACGCTCATCATGTAGACTCCCATGACTTGCCCGGTTTGCTGGCCAAGTTGAAACATCACGCTTACCGGCGACTGCTGCCGCGCCGCCTGGTACAGTCCTTGTGTCGCTGCGTCGTCCAGTTCATACAGGCTGAAGGCCGCCGTCACGGACCGCGGCCCCGGCGCAATAGCTAGCGGCAGGTTGGTTCCGAATTCCTTGGACCGCATGTCCAGGCCGTTGTCTAGTTGGAGTGTCCCGCTCGTGATTGTGTAGAACTTGCCGGGCGTACTACCCAGCCAGGCCTCACCCATGTTACCCGGCACGATCGAGTAGTCGAAGGCGCCAATGGCTGGCTCCACGGGGAAGCTGTTCAGTTGTCCCATTCCCGCCGCGAAACTGGAACTGTCGATCAGGTCTTGCGCCATTCCCTCGAACTCAAACTGGTGAAAATCGCCATTCACCTTCACGGTCATTCGGTTGACTGCCGCGCCGCAGAGAATCCGCTGGAGCGCGGTGCTGGGATCCCAATAGTCGAAAATGCTGACGCTCGGCAATTCTGTCGCCGGAAAATAAGAAACGCTCGGCGCGATCTCGGTGCCCGCGACCGGAACGCTGGAGAATGCGGCGTTCACCTGCACGGCCGTCGCGCTCACGATTGCCGTGACAAACCGAATCTCGCCGTTACATGACACGCCTTGGCCCACCACAAGTCCGTGTGGCACCGCGAAGACCAGCGACGTGCCGCTTGAACCCGCCGCGGCTGCCCCTCCCGCGTACATCGCCGGAGCGGCCCCCATGCTGGCCTGAAATAGCGGCCCATAAGATGGACCCGAACTCTGTCCCCCCCAGCTCGTCATGTAGGTTGTCACGTCGAAACTCGTCGTGCGCCGCAGTCCCGCGGGTATTCCTACGAACGTCCGGCTGCCCGTCTTGTCCCGCCGGTCGGCCTTCTCCAACTGATTCTTGGCCGTCAGCTTCACCGCCGGAAACCTGTTCTGCGCCGTGATCGCCGGCGTCTGTCCGTAGTCGCTTTCCAATCCCGTGTAGAAACGGTTGGCATTGGATGAAATATACGAAGCCATAGCTCTAATCGCTCACTCCTACTTCGAAAGTAACCTTTCCTGCCTGGATGAAGTTTCGTCCGCCATGCTTCACGGGCCCTAAGGCCGCTTCATAGCAACCGGCGTAAAACATTCCTTCGCCCCAGTCGCCCCGGTTCTGATCCAGCACCTGGGTCACAGCGTCGACATACGTTTGAAGTTGATTCTCGATCCCTACCAGTCTGTCCTGTGAAACTCGCACCTCAATCGCCACAATGGCCTTTCCGGAGAAGTTCCGGAACTTCTCCTTGAGCTGGTTCACGATCTTCTCGCAGTACACGTTGACCGCCGGATACTGCACGTCCGTGCTACGCTCCGCCAGTTCAATCGATACGTTCTGCGCTAGAATCTGATTCTCTCCGACCGGCGGCAGAGTTACATCCTCGGCCTGAGCTAGCGTTGATACGCAGGCGTTCAGTCCCTGCGGTGCGCTAAGGAGCGCGACTACTTGCGCGGTGACCGTGCTGCCGACCCATGCCATTCTCTAACCTCTCTGAATAACTCGCGGCAACGCGCGAAGATAGTCTGGCGCCTGTCCGCTCCCAGGCCCCTGTCCCAAAGTGGACACTGGCCCTGCCTGGACCCAGACTTGATCCAACGCCAACGGCGACGTGTTCTGTAGCGCCATTGCCGTGGGCGACAGCCCAACATACACATTCCAAGCCGTCGCGTTGGCCGGTTGATTGACCGGCTGGGCCACTAATGCATTTCCTGCCGCCACCGTAAGGGTACTCGGATTGCTGGCCTGCCCCTCTTCACTTTCCACATTCAGCCACGACACACTCGCGCAGTAGGTCGTTGCCGGTTGACCGCCTGGAATTGACGTCAATTGCGGCGGAGCTGCCTGCGGGATCGGGTCCGACACAATGCCGATCCCAGTCTGAATAAGCTTGTCCATGGCCCACTTCGCCAGTTGCTGGAATTGATCCCGCTTGCCCTGATAGCGGTCGTTCAGTTGATTGAAGTAGGCATCCTGATACACAAGCATCAGGGTTTGGAACACGTGCCAAAGCTGTAGCGGCGGCGTGACCACGATGTTGTTCAACTGTGGGTCCGGTTGGAGCCAGAACTGCCAGTCGTAGGTGTTGCTGCGTTGTAGAAGGGTCGTCACTTCGATCCCGAGCTCTTGCTGTGCCAATGCCAGTTTTTGGCTCAGATCGATGTTCTCCGTTTGCGCCGTGGCCAGCACAGAGGAGTCCTGACGCATGAGATCCTGCATCGTCGATATTCCATCCGTGAATAGCGCCATTGCTCCGGCCTACTCTTTGCCCGGCTGTGCGCCGCTTTTCAGTTTGCGTAGCTCGTTGGGCGAAATGACCGTGAATTGCATCCGCGACGCCGCCGCGAGTTGATCTGCTTGCCGCTTCGCCTCCGCCTTCTGCTCTTGGAACTCGCGCGCTTCCTCGGCCGTCGCCAGTCGCGCGGTGCCTTCCACTATCATCGTTGCCGCGATTCGCCGAGGAACCTCGGTGCGCACTCCTTCCCGTCCGCCATCTTGAGTCTCGAGGCTGACCAACACTACCGAAGGATCTTTTAGGCGTTCCTCCATCGCCCGAATCTTCTTGAAGTAAGCTTGTAAGTCCATGGTTGTCTCTTGTGGGGTCGGGCGTACCCGACCCCCTTTTCTGTTTTCGGCCTCAGTGCCGTTTCGCTTGTGCCCGCTACGCATTCACCTGAACGCCGAAGTTGTTCCGGATTACCGCGCAACCGTACAGTACGTCCACCGTGAACTGCTGCGCCAATGTATTCGGCTGGTAGCTCATCACTACCCGCATCCCGAAGTTCCCCATCTCGGCGTAGTGCGCCACTGCGCCCGTGCCGTACAACGGCTGCGGCAGTCTCCGGATGACCAGGCCAACCGCCGGCTTGGTGAAAGCCAGGTTGTGAGTCGTCAACGGCGAACTGCCGGTGTGCGCAACGAACTGCGACCGCATCACGAAAAAGTCCTTGATCTTTCCCACAGCGCCGTCGATCAAAGCCCGGAGTCCCGCTTCGCCGGCGGTCTGGAACTCGCTGAAGCGTTCGATCTGCCGCAATTGAGAATATGTTGCGGCGTCCACCACCAGGTACTTCGGCTCGGACGGCGGAACCTTCGCCGCAAATAGCGCGGTCTCTGCTTCATCGATCACCGCTTCCACCAGCGGTGTCCCCGGCGTGCCCACCGGCGTGTTCGCCGAAAACCCGGCAAACAGGTTCAGCAGGCTTGTCTCGATGCTCTCTGCTATAGCCACCACCGCCGGTTGCATGTAGACCTGCAGTAAGTCCGGAACCGCCAGCACTTTGGTCACATCCGGAATCTGAAATGTCGCTTCGGCGTGTGTGTTCAACACAATCTGCGCATTCCCCAGATTCGGGTTCTGCGTTTGAACTGTTCCGCCTTCGGCTATGTTGTTGGCCACCAGCACCGGAGGAATCGGGATGTTCACCGTATCCCCCGCCTGCGCCAAAACGGGTTCATAATCGCGGTTGACCAGGTTACCCATCACTAGGTTCCCGACCAAGGCGGGCAGAGCGTCTGCCGCCACCAGCTTCACGATCGCGCTGGCCACATTAGCTGATGTAATTATCGCCATTCATTCTCCTAAGTTGACTAGGCTCTTTTGCCCGTCCTTTGAAATCAGGCATTCCTGCCTGCCGTGCCTATATGCCGCGCAGGTTTTGCGAAGCAACGCGCAGAATCTCCTTCCGCACCCGTTCCATCTGTTCGGAACTCATTCCCGGCCGGATCCCCTCTATGTCCACGCTCTCGGTACTTTCTCGCGGCGCCTTGTGCGCGGCGGTAATCCCAGATCCTCCGGATATCCGCGCCGGCAGGAACTCTGGATTCTCGCTCACGAAGTTGCTCAAATATTCTTTGAGTGGCACTTCGCCTTCGTCGCCGTGCGCCAGCAGCCGGCCGTCCTCCGTGCGGAATACGCCGTCGTGCACCGCTCGGTATGCCAGGTCGACCTTCGCAACCCCCAGCCGTTGTAACTCCGCCCGGATGGCCGCGCCTCTCTCCGCCTGCTCCGCCGCCTGCCGGCTGCGCTTGCTCTCTTCTTCCACTTCGTTCAGCCGCCGCTCCAGTTGCTCGCGGCGTTTGCGTTCCTCCACGAGTTCCGTTTTGTAGGCCGGTTCGCTCTTGGCCTGCTGCTCCTGGAGGAACTCCTGAATTGCTTGCTTCACAATCGCTTGTACGTCTGTGTCTTCCATAAACACCTCTTTTCCCAAGCCGCCCCAGCGCTCCGTCTCGCTCAGCGGCGGATACCGCACTAATTCGCGCCCAAAAAAGCGTTAGCTCTGTGCCTCAATCTCCTGCGCAATCTGAGTCTTGATCTCCTGCCGCACGTCCGATAAGAACTTGAACGCCAGTTTCTTGAAGACCTGCTTCTTCAGCGTCTCGGATTCGATTCCCAAAGTAAGCAGCTTGCGGGCGTCGTCTAGTTCATTGCTGAAATCGGCGATATCAAACTCGTCAAGCCCTGAAACATCGATCGAAATGTTGTCCTGGCGCGCCACCGCGATGGCTCGCAAGACTTGCTTCATGGTCTCCTTCACCGCGTCCCCGTATGCCCGCAGGACCTCCTGCGTGATGCTGAAATCCCTCTGCTTGCTGGCGCCCGATTGGTGCTGGCTCGATGAATCCGACCCGGCCGCGTGCGTAAGCAGATAGGACACCCGGTAAATCTCGTCTTTGAGCTGGACCAGATTATCGGCTGCAATTTGGTAAACCTTGCCTTCCGGCTCGGTCCACCCGAATCGGTCCCCGGGAGCCAGTTGGATGAAATAGGAGTCACCCACGATCTGGTTCCACTCGCGGTCCGAGTAAATTACCGGAGAGGCAAACAAACCCATCGTCAGCGCCCAGGAAAGCGCGTTCGACTTGTTGAAGTGCTCTAGTTGCAGCAGGGCCGCCTTGTTCATTAACCAGAGTCCCTCGGTCACCCGCAACGGAAAAATCGGCACCCGGCTCTGGCCGGCCAGCCCATGCAGTCCTTCATCCACCAGCCGCACCTCTTTGTTCTTCAGTTGCTGATAGACTTGATAATTCTGCCGGTCGTAGTAGATCCAGCGGGTCTCGCGAGTCCATTCGCTCTCGGTGACCTTCGACTTGCGGAGCGATGAAGTCCGGATCACCGCCCAGTCCAGCCCTCCGTGGTCGTCGTAGCTCCAGTTGATCAGTTCCTCCGGCGAGTAATCCGCCAGATACGCTCGCGAACGTCCAACCGCGTCCTCTTCCGCGCGGTTACTGACGGAAACGGGCGATCGTGGAAAATCCACTACGATATAACTAGCCCCTTGCACCAGCGTTTGCACGATCCGCTGGCGGAAAAACTCTGCGATGGAGGTGCCCTTCAGGTCGCAGTCCTCCGCAAATAGGTTGTAGAAGCCCTTTGCCGCATCGTCGTTACCGTCGAACAGCAAAGCCGCCTCGCGCCGCATCAGCGTCGCCGCGTACCAGTCGATAATCGAGCCAATGTAGTTCTCGTAGAACACTCGGCTCAGCCGCTCGGCATAGATATCGTTGGGCTCCTTGTGCCGCCTTATCAGGTACTCGAAGGCGTTCTCCCGCATCTGCTCGCCGCCGGCGTAAAGATCCCTGTACTTCTTCCACATCGCCTTCTTGGCGGCATACTCGGGATGCTCTCGGTCGATGTTCACCATCTGGTCCTCAAATCAGCCGCTCCTGGTGTTCGCCGATCGCCGCTTGCGGTCTGCATTCCTGCCACAACAAGTAACCCAGCGCGTCGGAAAGGTGCGTCCTGCGGCGATCCTTCTCCTTGTCGATTGCGTTGCTGTCCGCCTTGTACGATACCTGCTCGAAGTCCTTGATCAACTCCTTGCACTTTGGGTCCACCAGCAGCCGTATCTCGCCGCTCGCCGAGCGCAGTTTCGCGTTTGTCAGCATGATCCGTTCCCGCACGCTTGGGTTGGCTTTAGGCACCTTATACGTCGCCCGCGCGCCGTAGTTCATCCGAAAATACTCCCGCACGATCTGGTAATCCGAGGCGCCCGTGGTGTGCTGGCTGTTCCCCGATGCGTCGCCGTATATCACGACTCCGCTCCGGTGATTGGGAAACCGCTTTTCGAACTCCTCGCAAGCTTCATGCGTACTGGCGTGCCGCAGAGCGATTTCGTCAAGCACGAATACCGTCCGGCCCTCGATCTGCGCCACTACCGAAGACATCGGGTCCACGTTGAAATCCAACGCCCACAGCAGCGGGCAATTCGGGTTCGCGCGCAGGCTCTTCACATGATCGCGGCGGTTGAAGGCGCTATACACAAGTCCGCCCTGCAAGCTCAGGTACTGCCCAAGCGCTTCCTGTTGATAAAAGGTCTCATCGTAGCTGTTCTTCAGCCGTTCGTAGAAGTCCGGAACTTTCTCGAGCAGGTACCGGTTCTCGTGAGGCTGCGCGATGATCGCGCTGTATCCCGCAACCGGATCCGCAATGAATTTCTGATAAACCCAGTCATAGCCTTTCGGCGTCCACACGGCGAAGCCGCAAAGTATATCGGCTTGTGGGTCGCGCAACCGTCCCTCCAGCCGTAACCACGCGCCCTCTGGCGAGTAAGTCAGCTCATCGAGTCCAAACCATGCCAGGTTAGTGCCGCGCAGGCGCTCAAAATCGTCCACCGGCCGGAATATGATGCGGGACCCGGTGTGTTTCATCGTGAGCATGTTCTCGGCCTTGTTGTACTCGTACGGCAGATCCTGACTGTCCAAAAGGGCAAACAACGTCGTCTGCGTGGCATCGCGTAACATCGGATAAGTTGGCGCGCCGATCAGCCCCAGCCTGCCCTGATTTTGATAGGAGAGCCTGATCGCCTCAAAGCAAAGTGCCTGGCTTTTGCCGGAAGCGATAGGTCCGGAAAAACCCTTGAATCGCGACGTACAGTCGTGAAAGGCTCTTTGTGAAGGAAGCGCGTCATAGACTACCTTTTGGTCAAGGATTCCGTCCTGTCCGATTCTACCCATCGCACCCTGACTTCGCGCGGCTCGTCTGCATCCAGTTCCTTCTCGATTTGCAGTAATCGCACCAGGTCTGCCAGCGTCGGTTTAATCGCGGGCGTTCCCAGCTTCGCCTCGATGCTTTCAATCGCTTTCCTGACGACCCGCGCTCTGTGCTTCTGTTGTTCTGTCATCCGCAAACCCTATTCCCGATTTGAGACTAACATCCGGTGTCTTGCGGCCAGATCGCGAATTTGGGCTAAGTGACAGAATTTGAACGTGCAGATTATATTTCTCGACGTGTGACCGAAAACCGGCCGCTCTTCTGAAGGCCAGGCGTTTGCTTCTTTTTCAGCCGCATGGTGCCAGTCGCGTTTCGCCATGCGCCCACCCCGCCAAGCCTTCCAAAACGGCGGCCCGAGAGCGGCGCGTCGTCGTGGGACTGTTCGGCCGCGCGCATCCTGATCGGGTCGACGGGTCTGGGCACGCCAATACAACACCACTGCTATTGGCCGGCTCCGCCAAGATCCCCATCTCCCGTGAGTGCCCGATGCGGCCACCCAGAAGGCGAGCGGCCCCCGGCTCTGCTACGGCTCCCAAGCCCCCACTCTCCAGCAGGTCGGCATGTTGCGCCACCCGGTCTCTCATGAGTTGTGCACGCCGCCAGCGCCCACCAGGTTCTGCGACTATCGATTGGCTGCCTCACCGGGACTGATGGATGGCAGTCCAAAAGCATGCCGTCATGCTACTACAATCGGATCGTGAGCAAACGACGAATTTTGGTGACGGGCGGCGCGGGTTATATCGGGGCGCACACGGTCCGGATGCTGCGCCGGCGCGGGTATGAGGTTACGGTGGTGGACGATCTGTCGCGGGGATACCGCCACAACGTGGAAGCGGGCCCATTCCACCAATTGCGCGTGCAGCAGACCGATGAAATGGCCGAAGTGCTGGCGGGCCACGACGCAGTGGTTCACTTCGCGGCCTATATCGCGGTGGGCGAATCGATGTGCGTGCCGGAGGTGTACTTCGAGAACAATGTGGGTGGCTCGCTGTCGCTGGTGACGGCCATGGTGCGGGCGGGCGTGAAGCGCCTGGTGTTCTCGTCGACGGCCGCGGTGTATGGCATACCGCACGCGTCGCCGATACTGGAGAGTTTTCCGATTGCGCCGGTGAATCCGTATGGCGAATCGAAGGTGATGGTGGAGACCATGCTGCGGTGGTTCGATTCCATCCACGGGCTGCGCAGCGTGTGTTTGCGCTATTTCAATGCCTGCGGAGCGGACCCCGAGGGTGGCCTCGGAGAGGAGCACGATCCGGAGACGCACCTGATCCCGCTGATGTTGCGGGCGGTGGCTACCGGTGAGCCGTTCACGCTGTTTGGCGACGATTACGACACGCCGGACGGCACTTGCATTCGGGATTATATTCACGTGAACGATTTGGCGGAGGCGCATATTCTGGCGGTGGAGGCCCTACTGGCGGGCGGCGCGTCGGATAGCTTCAACGTGGGCACCGGCAGCGGGCATTCCGTGCTGGAGATGATTCGCAGCGTGGAGGAAGTGACCGGACGGAAGGCGCCGTACGTGGTGGGCGCGCGGCGGGAGGGCGATCCGCCGGCCTTGGTGGCGAATGCGGACAAGCTGCGGAGAGTGCTGGGGTGGACGCCGCGGTATGCGGGCGTGCGCGATATTATTTCGACGGCGTGGAGGTTTGAGGGGCAGCGGAAGCGGAGCTGA